GTCTCAACTTGGTCCAAGTTATCAGGCGGCGATGGCTGTGTCGATGTTGGCGGACGAGGCGGAGAAAGAGGGCAAGGATGAGAACGAGCCGAGTGAAGCGGAGAAGATGTTGGCGGCGATGCCTTCCAAGCCTGCCCCTGTTGTTGATTTAGATCTGGGTTATCAGTCGCCGTTCCCTGAGATACAAGCGCAGGCTGCCCCTGTTGCTCGCAAGCCGTTGCCTTTGTTGCGTCCTGTTCGCATGGCGGAGGGTGGAGACGTAAATTATTTCCAAGACCCTTTTGGCGTGCCCGATAGCGGACCAGTCACCGCAGATACGCTATCAAAGGGCAAGGAATTCAAGGCGGCAGAGGCGTTGCAGGTGCTGAAGGATGTAGGCACTGGCGCGGCCCGCAATCTTAAGAATATTTTGCAAGGCGTGACCGAAACCCCGTACAACCTTGTTGGCGGTGCGGCGGACATAGGTAATTTGGTGTTGACACCTATTGGTCTTGGCTCTAAGGAGCCTACGGGGGGCAGTGCGCAGTTGAAACGATTGGCTACTGAAGCAGGTATTCGTCCTGCTCCGCCAACCGATCCCCGGGACGCAGGCTTCTACATGATGGGGGAACTCGGTGCGAGTGTCGTGAACCCTGCCGATGTTGTACGCAAGGGCGTACAGGCAACGCAAACAACTACAGCGGGCGTAAAGAAAGCGGCAGATTTGCTACGGGACATGAAAAAGCCCAAACAAGTCCCGCAAACTGCCCCTGCTCCTGCTCTTCCTCCCGTCCCTACTCCTGCTCTTCCTCCCGTCCCTACTCCTGCTCCAAACGTAGCTGCCAGACAAGCCGAGCCATTGCCTGCGCCTCCCGCAGAAGTGGCCGTTCCTCCAGAAATGTTGGAAATGCCCCCTGTTGCTTCTCCAATGCAAGCAGGCATGCCCGTAGAGCGGCCATTTGTTGGCCGTTTGGATGCGTTTATTGACACTATCAAAAACCCTGTACAGCTTGGCCAATTAAAGGGCCAGCTCAAAGGCAAGTTCCGCGACTATGATCTTGAGCGGGTAGAACGAGCATTTCCCGGCATAGATGACAAGACCAAACTGACTCCAGACCAGATTAAACAAGCGTTGGCCGGGGTTCATTCGCCGCAGAAATGGATTTCAGAAACAGTTCAACCAAAGGCAGGGGCCCATCACCAGAATACGGACAACGTATGGGGCGCTCCGCTTGGAACTACCAACCTGTATCTTGAGCAAGCTCCTGAGGTATTAGAGGCAAACACCCGGCTTAGAAAAGCCTTACAGGTTTTTGGCCCTTTTATGCAGAAATCAAGTTCAATTCCTACTCCAGAAGCTTTAGCACAAGCCAGAGCGCTGTTATCTGAGCCAGATATTTTAAAAATTGTTGATCCAGAACTTATTAGCAACTTATCAAAATCTTTTGACAAAGTGGAAAAAAATGTTGGTCTTGTTAAGGAATACTCAGGTGTGATTAGGAACGTGTCGGATGGGCTTCAATACCCCGTATTGTATAAAGACGCTACTGTTGCCTCAGCCAAGTACTCGAATCAACCTTTCTTTAAATTTAGAGAAGAGGCAATGGCTGCGGAAAGAGAAGTTTTAAAGCAGAAGTTTATGGCACAAGGGAAAAATGAACAAGATGCCAGCTTCCTTGCCTCTGGTGAGATCAATGCAAATTTTGATTTGCATAACAAAAACGCAGAAAAAATTGCTTCTTTTAGAGTTCAGGAATTGGCTATTGCAGAGGGACAAAAGCAGGGCATTTTTGTAAATCTTCCAGATGTATCGCTCGTAAAATGGGACGAGCTAAACGACGTTACAAGGCCTATGCAAGGCAATACCGCGTTTAAAGAAAGCGTGGAAAATGCGTTAGAGCCTGCGCGTGTAACACTCCATGAGGCTACCAAAAATATTAAGAGAGTCATGGACCCCGAAATTAAAAATGTCGGGGATATTTTGTATCAACGAGGTAACCTGTACGAAGGAAAACACAAAAGCGTTGCAGGAAAACCATATCCAATTGGTTTTACCCGGTTCTCGGAACATGAGACAACCCTTCCTGACAAAGGAACATTGCAGGGTCGTCATTTCCATGAGTTGCAATCGGACTTATCTAAGGATATGAGAAAGTCTGGAACCACTTCCGGCAATGCGTCAAAAGACCAAGCAGAGTACAACAAGTTACAGAATGAGGTTCAGCAATCAAAACAAAAAGCAATGGATAAATTGCAAGTATTGCAACAAGAAAAACGGGACAAAATTAAAGCGGGAACGTTACCTAACACTCGATTAAAAGAAATTGAAACAGAAGAAGAGGCAATTCGTAAGTCCCTTGATACAGGAATACGGGCCATGGAAAAACGCATTTCCATCCTTGGCGGTCGCGTCAGAGACAAGGCCTCCTATTCTTTACAAGAGCCCTTTGCCGGTTTTGAAACCAACCAAATGGTCCGTCAGCAGTTGCTTATGAAAAATGCAATTCAATCCGCCATGCGGGACGGTAAAGGCTTCGCCACTTTCCCCGGCGCTGAATCTAATAACCCTAACTTGTATGTTGGAAAAGTAGAACTTAATTTAAAACAAGTGATCAAGGATTTGGGTGGAAAAGAATCTGGCGTAGAACTGCGCCTGATTGAACTTCCCCCAGACAAAGACGGCAGACCAATCACTGCAACAGGCGTGGTCTGGTCCCCCGAAGCCGCTGCACGTATTGCCGAAAAAGGCATACCGTTTGCCAAAGGTGGTATGGTGGAGAGACAATCGGCTGACACCCGCAGATATTTATAAGGACAAAACATGCCAATTGAAAAACGCATCACAGGCGATGACTACCCCGAAGGTGGCGTAGACGTAGAAATTTCTGCACAGGAAATGCTGGAAGAGCTGCCTGAAATTGAGATTGAGTTTGACACAGCGACCGGCGAGGTGGTGGTGAACATCGGAGATCAAGAGGACGCAGATGTGCCCTTTGATGCCAACTTGGCTGAAGTTGTTGATACCGACGTGCTTACATTGATCAGCAGCGATTTGATGTTGTTGTTTGAGGCGGACAAGTCTTCTAGAAAAGACTGGGAAGATCAGTACAGCAAGGGCATGAGGTTGCTGGGCTTTAGCATGGAAGAGCGCACCAAACCGTTTAAGGGCGCAAGCGGCGTGAGCCATCCACTGCTTACCGAGAGCATTGTGCAGTTTCAGGCTACCGCACTGAAGGAATTGATGCCTTCCGACGGTCCCGTGCGCACGCGAGTGCTGGGCAAGGAGACACGGGAAAAGATAATGCAGGCTGATCGCGTGCGCGATTTCATGAACTACCAGATCACTTCGGTGATGGAAGAGTACACGCCTGAGTTTGACCAACTGTTGTTTTACACAGGCTATGGCGGTTCTACCTTTAAGAAGGTGTATTACGACGAGAACAAAGGGCGCATGGTAAGTGCTTTGGTGCTGCCAGACGACCTGTATATCCCGTATCAGGGTAGCTCGGTAATGAGCGAATGCGAGCGAATTATTCACCGCGTTTCCATGACCACGAATGAATACAAAAAAGCCGTGGCCCGTGGTCAGTATTTAGATACTGCTCAGCCGCAGTCTTACGGCAACATGGATGAGAGCACGATCAGAAAAGCTGTAGACAAGGTAACGGGCATGTCTCCTGCGGATGAGGAGGAAGAGGTTAGCCTGTTGGAGTTCCAGTTAGATTATGAGGTAGAGGGGTTTGAGCACAAGGACGAGGAAGGTGAGATAACTGGTATTGCGCAGCCGTACATCATTACTGTGGATGAGGGCACGGGGGATGTAGTGGGTATTCGTCGTAACTGGAACGAAGGCGACAAGCTGTTTATCCGCAAGCAGTACTATGTCCACTATTGTTTGGTGCAGGGGCTAGGCGCGTACGGTCTTGGCTTCTTGCACTTGGTTGGTAATCTGTCCAAAACCGCTACTGCTGCGTTGCAGCAATTGTTGGATGCCGGTACGTTGGTGAATCTGCCTGCGGGCTTCAAGGCTAAAGGCGCGCGGATCATGAACGATGACGTGCCAATCCAGCCGGGTGAGTGGCGGGATATGGACGCGGGCGGGATGGAGTTGCAGTCTTCGTTGCTGCCGCTGCCGTACAAGGAGCCTAGCCAAACGCTCATGGCGTTGCTTGGTTTTTGCGTGACTGCTGGCCAGCGCATGGCGAGCATTACGGACATGCAGGTTGGCGACAGCAATCAAAACGCTGCTGTGGGAACAACGATTGCGTTGCTTGAGAAGGGCAGCTCGGTCATGTCGGCCATCCATAAGCGTTTGCACTACAGCCAAAAGCTGGAGTTTCAACTGCTTGCTAAGGGCTTTGCTGATTTCTTGCCAGATGAGTATCCGTACGATGTGCCCGGTGAGAGTCGTGTTATTAAGAGAATGGACTTCGATGATCGCATCGATGTGTTGCCAGTCTCTGACCCCAACATCTTCTCTGTTGCTCAGCGCATCACCATGGCGCAGACTCAGTTGCAACTCGCGCAAAGCGCACCGCAGATGCACAATATGTACGAGGCCTACCGCCGTATGTATGAGGCGATTGGTGTGCGCGATATCGATCAGATCTTGAACACACAGAATGTGGACAAACCCAAAGATCCTGCAAGTGAGAATGCACAGGCGCTAGACGGTTCTCCGCTTAAGGCGTTTGCTGGCCAACAGCATGATGCCCACATCATGACGCACATTTTGTTTGGAATGTCTCCTTTGATGCAGGGGATGCCAAACGTTGCCGTGAGTTTGCAAAAACATATTTTCGACCACATTCGCCTGAAGGCGGAAGAGGACATAGAGGCAGAGTTGTTTAAGCAATACGGCACTGATCCGGAAAGAATGGTATCTGCTCTACAGCGCGAGGCAATGATTGCTGTAAAGGTTGCACAGGGCTTCCAAGAGGTTAAAAAATTGGGAGAAGAGCTGTCAGGCGAAGGCAATCAAGAAGATCCGTTGATCGCGCTCAAGAAACAAGAGCTGGAGCAGTCCGCTAAGCGCGATGAGGCCAATATTGGCATCGATCAGGCACAGTTGCAGCTTTCACAACAGAAAGAACAGGCTGACCAGCAAGAAAGTCAGGCTAAATTGATGCTGCAAACTCAAAAAATGCAAGCAGATATGTCTAAAATGGTTAACTAAAGGGTTAAAAATGCGCAATAGACCAAAAATGCCACAAAAAATGATGCAAAAACCACAAAGCCCTATGCCTAAAGGGCCCCCAAAGGCCAAGAAACAGCCGGGACCGACATTTATTTACAGAAAAGATGCTTTTAACAAGGTAAAGATTACGTAATCTGACGCATAATGCAAGTACATCCCTCGGACAAGGGCCTTATTGTCTGCTTCATTGGAGTAATCCATGCTTGAGTTTTCAGAAACCGTGTTGACAACAATTCGTCGCCTCGAAAAACAAACGGGTGACATGATTTTGTCTGGTTCAGTGCGGGATATGGAGCAGTACCGGTTTTTGATGGGCCGTCTAGAGGGATTTCGTTTTGTTGAGGAA